CGGCAATAAACGTGACTATAAAAATCAAATAGATTGCTACCCAACAGATTTATTTAAACAATGTTAAAAACCCCTAGAAATAGGGGAAAAGACATTTTCTAAATAAATATAGTCATTTTTCTGTTGGGTATCACCAGCCTCTCCTCTTTAAAAGAGATTAGGGTGAACCTATTTCTAGGGGGGTGATTAAAGTTTAATCACCACCGGGGGGGTTCCTATCAAGAAACCAAACTGAAAATCTTCAGCCACAGCTCTGTACAAAATCCTTTCGGCGGTTGACGAAGCATTAGACTGAATATAAGCACAACGCTGAAGACGTGGATCTCCCTTCCCTCCCGGTACGGGTGTGATCGTACAGAAGTTCGTAGGCACCATAGGATATTGATTATAATATGGCACCTCGAACTCCAAACAACCATCCCGCATCGGAACGTTAGGAATATTACCGTCCTGCGTATGTCCACCAATAGTGGACGAGGATGAGACAAGGGATATCGTAGGATCCTGGTTTTCGACTTTACCCATATAAACTCTTTCGAGTAAATCATTGGATTCCGAAGTACCCAGATAAAACGCCTTGATTCTCATTCCCCCTCGCATAAAAGCGAAGAGAGATGAGAAGCAAGAGTAATAGTCTGAGTAAACTCCGGCAACATCGATACCAGAAGCATCCGATAAGCTACATTTAACAACGTACGGAGAGATAACAACATTACCCAAATCGAGAACTCCTATAGGTTGAAAGCGCTTAAGAAGTTGGCGAGCAGAAACAATAGTTTCGCCCACACAACCAAGCGCATCAACAGGATTACTCGAATATTGGGTATTAAACAGTTGCACTGGTGAATCGTTACCCATCTGTACATCTTCCCTGCCAACATCCATTTGTGCATTCGTTTTCTTGATAGAAGTTGGGCCGGATCCATGATCAACATAAACCAAAGTTCCAGCCACACGCCTAGGCACGTGAAAAGCGATATCATCACCTCCAGCCTTTTCAACAATGACATTTACTGTGTCAGAGACTAAGGTAGAGGGGGTGACGAGTTCGTTCAACACGGTGATAACAACAACGGAATGTGCAGGAGCAATAGGAACAGCATTGTTACTAGAACCCCCGCCTGTTGGCATCATAGGCGCATTAAAGGTGTAAGGTACGGAAAATTCAAATTCAGACTTCTCTTTCAAATCAATAATGTAAGATTTACATTTATTAGCATCAAAAGCCAAAACCGTAGCTCCAGTTATTCCCATAGGAACAATGGAGACACGGAGACGGCCAGAATGAAATTTAGTCTTAACAAAGCGAAGTTTGAACTTGATTGATCCGGACCAAAAATCAAACATCCGCGCTATAAAAGCGAGGTGTGTGAAGATCCACGTATCAGTGTAATCTTTATACTGTTGGAGCTTTCCAACAGGACACACAGGAGTCGAGTATAAAACCGTATCCGCTGTTTGAGTCGTCGTAAAATCAAAAGATTCATAATAATTCGGCGTACCCGCGATGTAAGCTAATGACATCTCATCAACATTTGAACCAAAAATGGCATCATTGCTGATAGAATTGGTAGCATCCATCGCGAGGCGCTTACTCATATCAATCCCATTGAAATTAGGAACATTTCGAGCCGTAGAAATCTGTATCGGCTCAGCCAGTTTTTCCGTCAAGGGTTTTGAAAACCCAAACGCTGACGCCAAGCTCCCGGCGACCCCAGCCACCGCAGCAATAGGTGCTGCGAAGGTTGAGACCCCCGGGATATTGGATGCCAACGTTGCGATAGAACCAACTGCCCGAGCCGCTCCAGATATAGTACCTCCCGAAGCTGACTTCTCACCTTTAATATTTGCTTGCGCAAAAGTCTTGACAAAGCTGCCGCCTTCTTCAGGTAATGGGACAATGTAAGGCTTCACTCCAGTAGGTAGATTAATCTCTACATTTTCGAAGTGAGCCCACACAGATCCACCAATACCTGTTCCAGTACCGCCAGCTAACTTGCCATAAACAGTTGCCACAACAGTGCCTATCGACCATTCCTCATGTATTAAATTTAAATGTGACATAGGTGCCACAAATGGAAGCCGAATAGTCATAGATTGGGACTGCGCAAGATCGATATCCACGCGTGGAAAACCAGTCTTTGAAGTAAGATGCTGAGAAGCAGGATCAGATGTCTTCGTAAATCGATAAGGAATGAAATACAAAAGCAACCGACCCTGCTGAAACTTCTGGGCGTTAACGTTGACCCGAAGCACCATCTCTCCCCGAAACCAAGTAAATCCTCTAATCTTCTCGAAAACAGCAGGCTGTTTCAAGAGATCATTAGGAAAATTGATAACGAAGAGATCAGTGTTAGGGGTCATCGAAGCTAACCAGATAAAATTCATCAGCTTCATAGGTCTAGACAAGAAATCCACGACAGTGTGTTCTCGACCCTCTCTAGCTGAGCCGGCATACTTTTCAGGCATACCGGTAGGCATGGCGAGAGTACCTGCCTCCACGCTCCCTTCATCTTCGAAGGTTACGATCTCAATTTCCTCAACCACAGTTGGAGCATCAGTTCCTTCAGTAGCGAGTTCTGCCATTTTTCAACCGGGTATTTCACCCTGCGTTGACACTCACACATTCACGCACGCAAGCAGACAGATGTGTAGTTTTACGTCATACACAGGACGGTGCCTAAGTAGTTAATCTGCGAAGGTTTTTGGGCACAGGGCGTTATGTATCTAGACATTTCCCGTACGTGCTCGCCGTGTTAACGCCCCTCTTTATAAGGCGGGACTCCGGACTAACCAACCATTTCACTACTTAGAATTTTGGCACCAAGAAATACTTGGTGCAATCCATTTTCTGATAAGTATCATAAGTTTCATACACTACCTTAGCTGATCCTTGCAGGACCTTAGCAGCTAGTTCAAACCAACCTATGTACTTATTGAAAGTGGT